GCCGTCGTCGGGGATTGCGTATGGCATAAGCACACCTTGGATGTCGTCACCGAGCTGTGGCAGCATCTGGCGTATGGTCGCGCAGTCCTCTGCTGTGATCACGTCGTCGGTATCAGCCCACATGATCCAGTCGCCGGTCGCAAGATCCAGCGCTGCGTTGCGAGCTGCACCGAAGTCATCGACGTGCGGCCAGTCCTGCACGTTGTGATACTCGCCGATGATGCAGCCACGAGCTACGGCGATGTCCATCGTGCTGTCTGGCTCTTGGTTGCCGCATGCCTGCACCACGATGATCTCGTCAGCGATTTTTTCAAAATGGTCGAGGAACCGGGTGATGTAGTTCTCAGCGTTGCCGACGATCACACAGAGAGACAATTTGTTTTTCATATTTGTGCGGCTATTGAAGCAGCATTTGTGGTGCTGGCAATGCAAAATAAAACCGCCACCCCGGTTTCCCGAGATGGCGGCGAATGACTACACACCAGAAAAATTAAGGAATCGTCACGATTGCAAGACCGAGGGTCAGTGCAGGAGTGAATCCGAACAAGCACTCGAAGTTGGCAAAGTGCTTACCAGTTGCTGGGTTGAAGTGGCGACGATAGCCCATCGTGATGCCGTTGGATGCAACAACTTGCTCGGCTGCGAGATACATGGAAGTATCTTGCGGCTCAAGGTAGCGCATTGCGATTGCAATCGAGTCAGGGTGAGCAACAAATCCACCGAGCTTTGTCATCGCATTTGCTGGGATGACGTTGGACTCGTAGATACCCATGCCGAGAAGGCGTGGGATTTGACCGTCGCGCACTGCTTCGGCTCCGCCGTAGTTGAGCGCTTGAGCAACTCCAGAAGAGGTCAGCAATCCGGTGTAAACTTCGCTGTCGGCAATGAAGCTCAAGCGGTCGGTCGGCACATTGCGTTGAGCAAGTGCTTTGCGGAGTGCGCCCATCTGAGCGATGGTATAGTTTGCACCGGCGGTCGTGAGGATCGCTGCACCGAAGTTAGCAACCGTGATTGCACTCCAGATGTCGGTAAGCACGATGCGAGCGAGCGACTCACCAGCTTGGATAGCCAGATTGTCCATAACCGCTGCCGAGCTGTTGGCAACTTGCACGTCGGTAAGGTCGATCGACGATATGCGGTGGTTAGTGATCGACACAGTTGCGAATGTGATCGCACCGCCGCCAGTCTCATAGGATTGGTTAAAAGTGGTCGCTGTGATACCGCTGATTAGCGGGACAAGTACGGCATCACCTTTGCGTCGAGCGTCGCCGCTGAAGTCACGAGTGAATGCGTTGAGTGGAGCGAGCTTCGCGACGAACGCTTGAAGAGCGACCTGCGTGAAGATTTTATCGTTTAAAGCAATAGATGCCATGATGTTTTATTGGTTGAAAATTAAATTGGTTAGACTGCGTAGCGGTTTTTGTCGGAGAGGATTTCTGCCTTGTGTAGGGCGAAGTATTCGGCTGCTTCGAGCGGTTTCATCGATGCCATAGCCTTGAGGTGGCTGACAGGTGGCTCGCCGTTGTCGCCGGTTAGAGCAACAGGAGCTGGGTGACCAGTGCTAGCGAGCAACTCGGCAGCACGGACGTTGACCTTGTCGTCGCTGACTTCGGTCTGCTCTTCAAGCTTCTCGACCTTAGTCTCAAGCTCTTTGACTTTCTCGATTGTTTCGACGGCTGTCTCTTGCTCGGTGGCAAGCTCGGCACGAAGCTGGGCGATGACCTCGGCATGACCGCTGAGTTCTGCGATCTGTGCTTGGGCGGCGGTCAGGTCAGCACGAAGCGTGTCGTTCTCGGCGATGGCCGCTTCGATCTTGACGGCTTCGTCGTTGCCCGGGAATAGTTTTGAGAGAATGCTCATGCTTTTTGGCGCGGTGTCAAATTGCATCACTTCTTTGCCGTCCTTCAGCACGACATCGACAAATCCGTTTGCTTTGGCTTCGTCGGCAGTCATCCAAGTTTCAGCCATCATCATCTTGCGGATCTTGTTTTCATCCATGCCAGACCGCTCGGAGTAGATGCCAGCGATCTCGGAGCTGATGCTTTCCAGCAAATGAGCTTGCTGCATGAGTGCGCGTGCATCACCGGCGGCGATAGTGCTGGCTTCGTGAATCATGACACGACTGCCTGCTGTCATGCGGCGCTTGTCACCTGCCATGAGGATCACGCTGCCCATGCTGGCTGCCAGTCCGTTGACAGTCGCTGTGATCTCAACGCCGCGTGCAGACATTTCTCGAAGCGCGTTGAAAATCCGCTGACCTTCAAAAACTGATCCGCCTGGTGTGTTGATCTCGATCTCGATGCCATCGATTGAATCAGCAGCTTTGCAAACAATCTCGCCGATGCACATCTGCTCTGCCACGGCTCGGGTGCCATAAAGTTTGTCGAGTTTATCGATTAGGTCGTCGGCGGAATCTTTGGTCACGCCGCTGTTTAGTTTGACCTTGCCAAGTCGGTTGTTGATTTCGATCTGCATAAAGTTGTTTTCGGTGTCAAGTTCGCGCTGCCTTGCCCTCGCCCACGATGCACCGGGATCACCGCCCCAGAGCGCCCACGCGATGCGACCGGCGGACGGGTAGCCGTCCTCGCCGGGTGAAAATCCCTGACCTTGTTTGTCGACCTCGTGCCGAGCAAAGTAGCTGACCATCCGACCGATGGTGTCGGGTGATAGGTTGGTGCGGTTTTGAATGTCTCGAGCGCGTGCCACGCCCACCGCGGTTCCGCCGCGGTTGAATTCTGCTCGCCACTTCAGACCGAGCTTTGCCTCGGCGGCCATTGCCTCAGTTGGTTTCAGATTGATCGCCATTGGTTGATGCCATCTCGTTTGGGGTCAGCATCGACATCTCTCGGTCGTCGATCTCCACGCCGTAAAGTAGCTCTGCATTGCGAGCTGCGAGCTTCCGCAAAGCAACCTCCTGCGCACGTTCTGCATAGTGTGCCTCCAGCGTTTTCCCGCGCATGCTGACGATGTCGCGCATGTTTGCTGCTCCCATTTTCCACAGTGCCTCTAGCTCCTTGGTGATCCGACCGTCATCGATCGTGAGCTTCGGCGGGGTCGAGAACTCCCATTGATACCAGTCTGGCGATTGCGGTAGGTCGCCGCGTTTCATTGCCTTGGCGATTGCGTAGCCACATAGGCGTTTGGCCGCGTAGAAGAGTAGATCTTGTCGATCCTCGACCGAGCGTTGCGCCATGGCAATCTCAGTGCGTTGAGCTGTGCCGCCTCCGGCTGCGTGTCCTTCGTACAATGCCATAGGCCAGTTCAGCCCGGCGAACGCGCCTTTGAGTAGGCGGTTGTGAAAATCGAGGAACGGGTTGCCGGGTCGGTTGTTGACCAGCGTCTCGATTTTGCCGCCCGAGTTGCTGCGGAAATACCGCACTGTGCCACCGTCGAGGCTTTCAACCGTCATACCTTTGCCAGTGTCAGACTCACCTATGAGCGCGTTGTATGGGTCATCGAGGTCAGGGCCACCCGTGTCATTGTACTCGACGAGCGAGATAGAAGACATCTGTAGCATCGCCAAGCGCTCCCACTCGGTCGATTGGATCATGTCTCGGCAGTCGTTTATGCAGTGGGTCAGAGCGGTTAGTCCGCGTGCTTGATATTGATACTCGGGATCGAACAAGTGGATGACGTTCTGCGCTGGTAGCCATTGATCTAGCTTGCCGTTTTTGTCGCAAAATGCATATTCTTTTGCCTCACCGCTCGGGTAATAAGTGATGCCGTCTTGCAACATCGCCCCGTTATACATCTGACCATCGCTGAATGCTTTCGGTGTAGCAATCCGGTGCGACGGGATGCCTTGGTACTGGGGAAAGCCAGTAGCAGTCTCGGTCAGTAGAATAAAAATTTCTCCGTCAACGTCGATGCTGGTCGAGAATCCGAATAGGTTAGTCTTGAGGTCGTGCATGCCTCCTCGAGCGTCTCCGATCGGGTAGAAGCTGTTGGTCAGAAACTTAGTGGCAAGCATCCCGAACTCTTCGTCACCGCCAATGTAGATCGGGACGAACGCTCGCCCGACGGTATACATGCCGCGTTGATTGATTGCGTTCTTTATCGGCCCAAAATTCAGGTAGATCCGTCGTGCGTGACTTTGCAAGGTCACGCGATCGGTCGCAGGAACTAGGTCGCTGATGTCCTTTTTCTCGACCGGCTCATACGGACGCAGACGCGTGTCCTGCGCCGCTCGTGCCGCCTTATAACTAACTTGCCTGCCGAATTGGTCGAGTATTGCCATGGTTTCTGCGTGTTAAAATCGACCGAGCGACCGGCTGCTGCTAGGCACAAATCCGATGCTCAAATATTCCATGGCCATCCGCAGTGCGGTCTGCCGCTCTGTTTCGTTTAGACCGACGAGCTTCGCCATAGTCACGCCGTTTTTGGTGGCAGACGTAATGCTGTCCATTCCGCCTTTTGTGAGCGCCCCACCCATCGCCGCATCGAAGGCAGTCTTGATTCCTGCGATCCTCTGTGGGTTGCAGTTGGCGTAGTGGAATAAATTTCTCGCGACTTCTCGGACGTTGGCAGCCATCGACTAGGCTGCCATGTCAAACATCGAAGCCGGGGATGATCTTGAGCATGAGCGCCGCCACGATCTGCATCGCCTCCACGTCCCACGCGTGATTATTATTTCTTGTCCTAGTCCAGCGATACTCGACCTGCTTGGTCTTCGAGT